TAACTGGAGGAGTAACTGGAGGAGTAACTGGAGGAGTAACTGGAGGAGTAACTGGAGGAGTAACTGGAGGAGTAACTGGAGGAGTAACTGGAGGAGTAACTGGAGGAGTAACTGGAGGAGTGGTAGCGGGTTTTAATGTTGCACCGTTCAAGATAGCGGCAGCATCCGCAAGAGACACTTTGCCATCACCGTCAATATCGTATCGAGCGTCAAATCCACCATTTGCAATTATTGTTGCAGCCGCAGCCGCGTTTATTTCAGCGGGAGTTTTTGTAGCCTCCGTAGGCGTGGTCGTTGGCGTGGTCGTTGGCGTGGTCGTTGGCGGCGTGGTTGTCGGCGTGGTCGGTTTAGTAGCAGCGGCTTTATTATCAGCAGCGGTTTTTGCAGCGTCCGCTATTCCGGCTACCTTTGCATCGAGGTCTTTGTACTTGATCCCACTTAATCCTGCTGAACTTATGCTAGTCGGGGGTACTAGACCTCTGTCTGTATAGGCTTTATTTATGGCGTTTTTATAGTCCGCCAACGAAACTTGGGTAGGGTCTTTTATTGTTTTTACAGCATTCGTTAGGTCTTCGCCGGTTTTACCCTTAACCGCATTTATATTGGCTGTTGTTAGAGAAAGTTTGTTATCCCCTAAAACTTTTTTGGCTTCGGCGGTATTTGTAAGATCGGCAACTTTGGCGTCCAGATCTTTATAAAGCGGAGCGGTCCCCAATTTAGCAAGTTCCGCACTTGATGGGGCTGCTAGTCCTTTACTAGTATAAGCGTCAGTAACAGCTTTTTTAAAATCTGCCGTTGAAACGCGGGTAGCGCCTTTTATTTGGGCGAGACCGTTTGCTAATTCTTGCCCAGTCTTGCCCTTTATTAAGTTAATGTTAGCCGTAGTAACAGAGAATTTGTTCTGTCTTAATAAAGCGATAGCGGCATTTTGGTCTGTAGTTGTTGTAGGCGTGGTCGTTGGCGTAGTTGTTGTCGGCGTGGTTGCCGGTTTGGCTTCATCTACTAGTCTAGAAACGGCAGCTTTAGCGTTGGCCTCCGACATATTTGTCGTCTGAGCAAGTTGCGTCGCCGTGGGGTTCTCGACCCCCATATCTTTCCAAAATTGCCTTGCTTCTGCTTCAGTAGTAACAAGCGGATTGATTCGGTCTTCTATTGACTTGTATGCGTTTGTTGCGTCGGGGAATAGTGTTTGAACAGCTTTTGCATCCAAAACCCCAGCGTTAACTAGCGTGTCGCCAACCTTAGCCGCAACATCTTCGACCTTACCACCCGCCTTAACGGTGTCTAGAATGGTAGGAGCAACGGCATCAATCTGTTCCGGCTTCAGGCCGGAATCGGCCAACATTGTACGTACAGCTTGGTCCGAGCCGGAAGAGATAAACCCCCGTGCCATAGCTGCGGCATTTTCTGGGGTATATCCTGCATCTTCATAAGCAGCAACAAGTGCGCTCGTGTCTTTTGCTAGGTTAGCCCCACCGCCGGAACGAATAGCCGAAGCAAGGCTATTACTATAATATTCACCTGCGGTTTTGGGACCCCCACCGCCACCACCTCCGGGTGGTGGGCCTTTCAAGTCATCAGAAAACGCCTTAAACGTACCGGCTGTAGCTTCACTAAAGGTTTGTAGAGTGGCCGCCGTAGGAGCGGCAACCATTGTACCTAGCCCAGCGGCCCCAAAAACCTCAACGTAGTTAAGCGGTTTACTTGGATCAAGAACTTTTTGAACGAGGGCGTTTGTAGACCCTTCTTCGGCCCCTTCGGTCACCGCTTCTATAGCGCCAGATTTAAGAATTCGGCCTGTCCCGGCCATAATATTTTTGGCTAAGGTCTGACGAATTTCAGGTTGAATTGAGGCACTACTCTCCTTGAACAGACTCCTAACTGCTGTCACCCCATCAGGGAGCTTCATCATTCCGCCAGTGATGACGCCCGCCCCAAGAGCAGCTTTCTGTGAATCTAGTTGTGCTTTTGCATTCGCTTGCGCTTGGGTCATTTTGCCCGAAGCTACGTCTGCTTTAGAATCATTAAGTGATTTTGCATACGCCTCATTAGCTGCGCCACCAGCGGCTTCGCCAATGTTCATTACTAAGTCAACGGTCGTACCGAGGCGATTAGCAATTTCGGGAGCGGCTTTAACTAATGAGGCAACCCCCCTTACGACTTTACCAACGCCAAAAGTCCCTAATTCTTGTACAACTTCAGATGCAACAGTAAATGCAAAATTCGCCGTTTGGTCCGTTGCCCAACTTCCAAGGACTGACGCAGCTTCGCCAAATGTCTTGGCGTTTTGAAATTTTTCAGAAAAAACTTTCCCTTGATCTGACACGTTTTTTGGGACAAAAGTATTAGCCCAATCCGAAAACGCTTTAACATTCTGACTGGTCTTACTGTTACGATTCGCTCCACCCAACGAAGTGGCTACGCCCCAAAGGTCAGTAGCTAAAGATGAAGTAGCGTTAAGAGCCAATGCACGTACAACACCTGCGGCAGAATCATTGCTAATTGTTGGGAGTTCATCTAAAACTGTATCTCTAACGCGATCAAACCAAGTATATTTAGCGGTTACTTCTACAGGTTCAAGAGACCTATAAATATTACCAGTGGAACCGATAACATAATCACCCCCCGCATCCGACACAGTGCCCGTGCCCGTGGTTACTCCCGCAGTTTTAACCGCATCTTCTAAATTAGTGGCAGCAAGCTGTGAGTTGTATCCGGTGATTGCACCGTCCTTGTCAAACATGACTTCGCCACTTGCAACCTTAGTTGCTTCGGGAGCGTTTGTCGTTGCTCTTTTAAACTCAGGCGAATTAACTAGTTGCCTACCAAGATTAATATAGTCTTCGGTTTTAAGTGGGGTGTTTGTAAGGGCGGATGTAACACCTAACTGAGCGATCTGCCCAGCGGTTGGACTCCTAGTAGCTGCTCTAACAGTTTCGTTAACCAACGTACTAACCCCGGCTACACCACCGGACGTTATAGCTTTTTCAATATCGCCAGTTTGGGCAAGAGTAGTAAGGGTTGAATTAACTGCGGCAGCATAGGACCGGCTACCAGTTGCTTCATAAACAGCGTTTGCTACACTATTAGCAAGAACACTAAAACCGCCAAGAAAAGCAAACTTAGGGATATCTTTATCAGTTATGGCCGCATTAATAGCGCCTAACGTAGCGGCACCCGCCACATCAGCGACTAGCCCAGTAGCAGCCCCGCCCGTCAAATTAGTAAATGCTTGACCGGTTTTAGTTGCAGCAAAGGCAGCAGCCACATCGGCTGGCATTTTACCGGCTTCGGTCGCCCCTGCCGCCCAATCTGACCCAACAAAATCCGTACCTTTAGCAAGGTAGTCAACCCCGTACGGTAGCAAATTAAGCGCGACTTTCCCCCAATCCCCTTCAGCAGCAGCCATCCCTACTTTGGCAGCAACAGCAAACGGCTGAATTGGACTAGGTATAACGGACGCAAGATTTAATAAAATAGAGCCAAATTCGGATTTGAAGAATCCTCTTGCACGTGGGTTATAGTCGTTTAATTTAAACCCAACCCCTGTTTCCGCCCCGGGGTTAAACCCTATGCGATACGTCCCTTTACCGTCGTCATACGTAGCAAACTGCTGTGGGATTACTTGGTTATTTACTTTGTTGTAGAACTGAGGTTCTATTCTTGTAGACGGAGCAACGCCCGTTACTTGGTCATTGCCTTCAAAACCCGGAACATATACTTCAACTTGCCGTACACCAACCTGACCGAGATTAGTAATGCCATACTTTTCGACAAGGGATGCAGCAATTGCGTTAGTTGGACCGCTGTCTACCCCACCTAACTGCTCGATGATCCCTTGGATCGCCATGACGTTTTCGGGTTTAACTTTTGTCGTATACCCATAGTCACCAGAAAGCTGCTCCGCTCTAGTTTCAAGTATTCCTTCAGGCGTAGCAAGATAAGCCGCTCTGACGGCTTTAGCCTCTTCTCTCTGCTCTATTGCATCGGGATCTAAACTTTCTGCTGCCGCCATAACTAACCCACTTTCCAATTAGTGCCGTCAGAGTACACGGGCACTTTAGTTGATCCACCACCGGCTATCGTAGTGCCGAATGTCGATACAGAAGAATCGGTTACAAATGCCCTAGCCCCTACGCCAGAAATAACTGCACTGGGTAAGTTAGCTACAGTCACAGGTACGTTAGCTTTTAATTGTCCAATAATCTTGTCGCGCTGGTTGAAGTACAACCGCATCGTGCTCGTTAACTGGTCAAAATAACGCCGTTCGTACTCGTTTGGGGCAAGCGGTAAATTAGGGGCAACGGCTTGCGCCAGCACATCGTCAGCAGTAACAAGGTAAGTCATCGCCTACCATCCTCACGAATATCGAATCGTGGAAACCCAAGCTGCCATTGCACGCCTAAACCACTAGATGCAACTTTCATGACCAGTTGACGCCCACGCACTCGGATGTTCACCTGCCCAGTAAACTGCTCGATAGGTACAGTAGCTGCCCGAGTAACCGTTCCGTTGTCGCTTCCACCGATAGATGTAGGGTTATTGTAACCCGACCCGGAGTTTTGCATCGGCAGCAAGGTCATTACAGCAGAAGGGGAAGCCGCCGTGGAACCTTCAAACGTCACATCAGGTAGCACGCGCCAAATAAACCCAAACTTATCGCCATCTTCAATATCAAACTCTGAGGAGGAGATGTAGGCTTCGATGGGCAAGGTAGTTGCCGTCTCATTGTTATCCACCCCGGACTCGTGATTTACAAGGTTGTAGTTATATGTAGCAGCAACAGGATAGTTACGCAGTCCTGAATCCAACCACGCAGTGCGGGCCATCGTGCCGTAATACCAAACCCCTTGACCACCTTTACCATCGTTTTCGAGGTAGTTGTATATGACGTAACGGTCGATTGTGGTGTTTGGGTTGACTACTGTTCCAGTACCGTTTGGCCCAGTTATTGAGCAGTAAAACCACCAGACTTCGTTAAAGCCTTCATTAGTCCCACAGAAAATTTGCTCGTTCTGCCCAAGGTTAATATCTTGGAAGATAAATTTACGTAAATCGCAGTTAAGTGTGTTGACCCGACCATCGTAGACGTAGAACTTATCTACCCCCATCCAAAACACTCGACCCGAAGCAACTACTGCTGCGTTCTGACCAATGATCGAAATGTTATCGCCAAGTATTTGGGTGCTCCATACCGCAGGGGGGCCAAGGTACTGCAAGGAATAAATAGCGGAGTCCGTAAAAACAACTGTTTCCTGTCGGGTTTGGACAGCCGTGACGATCTCAGAGCCATGAGAAAGCGTCAAACTACCTGCTTGGTTAACAGCCGAAGGAGTCCAAACGTACGGATCTTCCTGCGACGACCACCGAATAAGCATTGGATTTTGAGTTACTGAACCGTAATCGTTGCACCCAAAAGCAAACACAAACCGGTTATCTGAAACATACACTACGTTCTGTATTGCCGGAACGTCTACCAAGTTGGAAATATAAACGCCAGACCCAGTAGACGCGGTGTTGATCGATGTGCCGGACGAGTTAGTTATGTTAGCGGTTAGACCTGATACGTTAGACAGATAGTACGTCGTTGCAGCAGACACACCAGATGGAAGAGAACCTGATGCAGCAAATTGAAGGGGGGTACCTGCGGGAAAGGTAGTGCTTAGGGTTACAACGGTAGGGGAAGCACTAGTAAACGAGACGTTGCCACCTAAAGAATTCAGCAAAACTCCTCGCGTGCTCGTCCCACTGCTTGCATCCCAGTAATAGATAGCGCCCCCACGGTACCCAAAAATCAGGTCTTCCCCAAAATTATTTTGAGTCCACAACCGAATAGATGAGGTTGAAGTGGAACTTGTACCCCACGTACCAGAACTCCACGGGCCAGCACCCCACCCATTAAGAGGAACTTGGGTCCCGAAACCAACACTGATTTGATACGCAGCCGAAACAGTAGATCCACCGTATGTACCAGCGGCCAAAGCAGTGGGTACGGTAATCGTGTAAGAGTTAGCGTTTACATAAGTAATGCTGTATTCAGCGTTAAAAGTAGTTGCATACGTACCCGTAGCCCCACTAAACGTAACATAATCACCAGTAGAAGCACCGTGAGCCGTATCGTTGACGGTAACGGTTGTAGTGCCGTTGGCAACAAAAGGATTGGAAAGGGTAGCAGTGTCGCGGATGGGGGTGATGTCGTAGTACTGCCCACCGTTTTCGATGTAGAACTTGAGGTTAGTCCCCACCCCAATCAGATTGGCAAACCCAAGCGTCACCCAGTTCCACAGCGACCGGCATATACCCAAAAAGGTATAAGAAGAGATCCGCTGCCACCCACCAATTTTCTCGGGTGTGCCTTGGCGAAACCGAACTTTATCGCAGTCGTACCAACCGTTCTCACTGGCGTAGCGAGTATTTTCCTTGTTTACACCGGGACGAGGCTGGAACTTTTTGAGTGTCATTACTTACTCGCTACACCCTTGTGCTTTTCAAATGACCGCATACCACCAAAACCGAGGAGACCTGCGAGCAGCGTCATGAGTTGCTCAACGTCAAGATCGGGGGGAGGGGCCAGCCCTTTAGGGATTATGTCATAACCTTGACCAAAAACCCAACACCACTGCATCAAGGGGTAGCCGAGGAATTGGTAAGCCAAGCCAAGAACCCCAACCCAGCCCACAGCAGGACGCCAACCACTGACAAATACGCTAGGATTCGCCGCTTCAACCATATTGACTTCGACTTGAGCCAAGCCGGTTTCTTGGTCAATCTTTTTTTCCTCAAGGTCAAGCCTGCGCTCTTCCAACGCCATTTCGAGGCGTTCTTTGTCCGTTGTGTATAGCGAGTCCGCAACCTTGCCAACGCCTTCAATGATTGATCCTATTCCAATCAAATCCATTACTTTAGCCCAGACAATGTACGGTTGATCCAGCCAAGCAAAAACTTGGACTGAGATCTGTCCTTGTTGCAGATCTGCGCGTACCGGCTAATCTTAGCAAGGGCATAGGCAGGAAGGAATTTTTCTACCGTACAAATGTTTAACCGTTCAAGGGTTTTTGGTCCGATTGCTCCGTCTGGCGTTGTTCCGACGATAAGCTGGGCGAGCTTGGAGGCGATCCGGACTCCGGTGTTGACGGCAAAGTTGAAGATGGTTTCCGCAATAGCTTGTTCCTTAAGCTCGTCACCTCTGACGCGATCCCAAAAATTAGACTTGTAAAACTCACGAACCAGAGGAGTAGCCGATCCGAAATCCTTGCGATCAATGTACTGCCACCCTTCCCAGTCTGAATTTTGCTTTCTTGCGATACCTGCATATGTTTGTCCTCCCCGGTCACCCGGAATGTTGGTTAATTGGTATCCACCCTCGTCACGGATCATTTTTTCAAAGGCTTGTTCAAAATTAGCCATCACCATGCATCCTTGTATACTCGTTCCGCAGGAAGGTTACTTTTTTGCGCCCGTCATGTTTCTTGACTCTACCCAAGGCTGGCGGGTTGTTCAAGTATTCTGCGGCTCGCAGAATCATATCCGGGTCATCATCGAAGCTACCTAGCGCGGTGTTACACCGCACACACAAAATCCCACGAACATCATCAGAGTCGTGGCAGTGATCTACAGCAAACTTGTACTGCTTGAGCTTGAGGGGGTTGTTACATATAGCGCAATTATACCCCTGAAGTTTCAACAGGAAGTCATAATCTGACGGGGATAGCCCAAAACGGTCAAGACGGTTTACGTCTGACTTGCACTTGCTACAGAGAAAATAGTCCTTGCGTCCGTGAATGGTCAGGTCTTCTCGGAGAAACTCTCCACGGCAGATAGCGCAGAACAGCATATAAAAACCCCGGTGGGTTGCACCGGGGCCGGACCTTAGTTGTCGGTCTGCTCGTCTTCTTCCGATTCTTCAGCCTCGCCTTCTTCCGCAAGCACGGCGGCAGCGATTTCAA